CCTTAGGGTAGATACCATGACCGTTATAGCAGAATACCAAGGGAAACCCGACCTAGACATGTTCGCAGACATCCTATTTGCAGCAGGTCGAGAATACGGTAACTGTCTTCTTGTGGTTGAGAACAACGGAATCGGAATTGCTGTTCTCGAGAAACTAAGAGAAATGCAATATCCAAAATTGTATTATTCAATCAAGTCAACTCACGAATATGTTGAGAGTTATTTGGGCGAGAATGACGACAGAGCAGTCCTCGGCTTTACCACATCTATCAAAACAAGGCCTTTAATCGTAGCTAAATTGGAGGAGTACGTTAGAAACAAACTAATTACTATGCACTCCGCTAGAGTTTTTCATGAATTGAAGACCTTTATTTGGCACAACGGCAAACCCCAAGCTATGCGCTCTTACAATGATGATTTGGTTATGTCTCTCGCAATTGCCTGTTGGGTAAGAGATACAGCACTATCAGAAAACGAAAGAGACATGGCTTACAAAAAGGCGATGCTGGGTGGAGTATTCAAAAGTACAACTACTATGAATACTCAAATCAAAGGACAGAAATTCTACAACGAGACATTCTACGAAAAACATGCGGAGGAAATAGAGAAGATAAAAGATTTTCTCTGGATTTATAAAGGATAGAAAATGGCTCGCAACGATAGAAACCCGAATAACAACCAAAACGATTTATTTAAAGCTTTAACAAGAATGTTCTCGGGTCCAATCACCCAACGACGTACGCAGTCTGGGCGACAATTAAGAAGAAAGCATCTTGACATTTACGCAAAGCGTTTTAAATCCGCATCAGGTCAACAGTTCAAGAAAACAGAATACAACCCAATGAACATCATGACGCTCAACATGATCTCAAACAGAAACCGAGCAGAGCGTTACGTTGACTTTGACCAAATGGAATTTACACCCGAAATCGCATCATCGCTAGATATCTATGCAGATGAAATGACGACCCACTCAGCGTTGACTCCAATGCTGCATATCAAGTGTCCAAATGATGAAATCAAATATTTGCTTCACTCTCTCTATTACAACACAATGAACATCGAACACAACCTTTTTGGTTGGGCGAGAACCATGTGTAAGTATGGGGACATGTTTTTGTATTTGGACATTGACGAACAGAAAGGATTGCAAAACTGTATTGGTTTACCTCCGCAAGAGGTCGAGAGACTTGAGGGTGAAGATCAAACAAACCCAAACTATGTTCAGTTCCAATGGAACAATGCCGGTCTCACACTTGAGAATTGGCAAATCGCTCACTTCCGTGTTCTCGGAAATGACAAGCATGCACCTTATGGTACATCTGTTCTTGAGCCATCTAGACGTATCTGGAGACAACTTACTCTTCTCGAAGATGCAATGATGGCTTATCGTATCACTCGATCACCAGAGCGTCGTGTTTTCAAGATTGACGTTGGCGGTATTGCTCCTCAAGATGTTGAGCAGTACATGCAAAAGGTTATGACCCAAATGAAACGTCACCAAGTTGTTGACCCAACCACAGGACGCGTAGATTTGCGCTACAACCCACTTTCAATTGAGGAGGACTACTTTATCCCCATTAGAGGCGGACAGTCTTCTACGGACATTGTGAACCTTCCTGGGGGACAATTTACAGCACAGATCGAAGACGTTAAGTATCTTCGAGACAAATTGTTCTCTGCTCTTAAGGTTCCTCAATCATATCTCTCAATGGGAGAAGGTGCAGGTACCGAGGACAAGACAACTCTTGCCCAAAAGGACATCAGATTTGCGAGAACAATCCAAAGACTTCAGCGAGTTCTTATCTCAGAACTTGAGAAGATCGGTATCATCCATCTTTACACTCTTGGTTATCGTGGAGACGACCTTCTTAACTTTAAACTTGCTTTGAACAATCCATCAAAGATTGCCGAGATGCAAGAGCTTGAGCATTGGAAAACTAAGTTCGACATTGCCGGCGCAGCAACAGAAGGCTTCTTCTCTCGTCGATGGATCACAGAAAATCTGCTTGGCTTGTCTCAAGATGAATACCTCAGAATGCAAAGAGAGATGTTCTCCGACAAGAAGTTCATGGCTGCTCTTGAAGCTGCCGGACAAGCTCCTGAGGGTGGTGGAGACGCTGGTGGAGGTCTCGGAGGAGATCTTGGAGGTGGAGACCTAGGCGGAGATTTAGGAGGTGATCTAGGTGGTGATATGGACCTCGGAGGAGATGAAGGCGGAGATCTTGGTGGAGACACGGGTGGAGATACCGGAGGCGGTGGAGACGAGCCCGATCTTTTAGCTGAGCCACCGGCAAAGCGTGATGATGACGCAAAACCTCGAGGACCTTATAAGAAACATAAGATTTCTTATCGCAAGGGAGGCTT